TAATGCAAGATTTTTACGGTGATAATTTTAGATGGTTTGTCGGTGTAGTCGTTGACGTTATTGATCCATTAAGACTTGACAGAGTTAAAGTTAGAATACACGGTGTACACACTGGTAATGAACAAATACAAAGTAAATCTGAAAAAATAAAAATACAAAATGAAGATTTACCTTGGGCTCAAGTCGTGTTGCCGAGCACTGAGCCGGGTGTAACTGGACTTGGTGCTAATGTGCAATTAAAAAATAGAGCTCAAGTTTTCGGTGTTTTTCTTGACGGTAAAGATAGTCAACATCCTTTAGTGCTTGGCTCTATACCTAAAATAGAAACTGAAAAAAATGTTACAACTGAAGAGGTAATTGAAGAAAGCAATCTTGATATTGAGTTGACTGGAAATACTAATATTGAAAAATGCTTTTATTTTTTAACGTCGGTTGAAGGAGGTAATTTTACTCCGGAACAAGCCTGTGGTATGATAGGTAATTTTTGTGTTGAATCGGGTGCTACATCTAATAACGGAGATATAAATCCAGTGGCTCGATCTGGTTTTAACAATGAAAATTCTTTTGGTATTGCACAGTGGAATCCAGCTAAGGCAGCTGGAAATAGGTTCGGTGAATTACAAAAGTTTTCATCAAAGATAGGTAAAAATTATAGATCTCTTGATGCACAATTAAAATTTGTTAAATTTGAATTAGAAACACTTCCATTCTTAGGATTAGGACAACTACGTAATGCAAAAACATTTAAAGATGCTACTCTTGTGTTTCAGAATAAATATGAAAGACCAAACAAAGATTTAGCTCATACAAATCAAAGACTTGCTTTTGCGCAAGAAACATTTAGAAAATTAGGACCAGGAGCAACTTAATGGCTAGCACACAATCTGATGCAGATCCTAGGAATAGACCTGATGCCAGTGGAAGAAAATATAACGGTAGAATATTTACATTTGCGGATGGTGACAATGTAACTGCAGTCACTAAAGTTCAAGTCAAATATAACGAAAATGCTTTTTCTAAATCAACATTAATCAATGGCATAGATTATGTTTTTGCAGGTAAAAAGATAGAACTGCAAGGTGCATTTGCTTTTAGAATATTTGTTGATTTTGATATAGACTTAACGCCTGAACAAGCTATAGCTGCAGGTGTTCCAAAAGAATTTGTAGATAAGCAACTCGAAATAGCAAATGCTTTAGATCCTACTGCAAAGGGAATTGCTGAAAGTTTGAAAGGACAAAACATTGGACTTAATGGTTCACCTTTTAATGAACCTGGACAAATTTTAAATAATTTAAAAGGTGTATTTGGCGGAGGTAAACCTGTTAAAGATTCAATTCAAAAAATAAGACCTGCACTTATGCTACAAGGTGCCGGTGACGGTTCAGCAGATGATACTATCACTGAATCAGAACAAACATCACTACAGGCTTTAACTGGACTTGTGTCAACATCAAGAACTAAATTAAATAAAGTTGTTATTTCACAAGGTAGTCCGGCCGGCACACTTAAAATGTTCACAAAACATTTGACGGCTAAAAAACAAAAGATAAAAGAATTTGCGACTTCTACTAAATCTTCAACATTATCTACAAAAGTTATAAAACAATTAAAGACTGCAGTAGATAATGAAGAAAAAGGAATCACACCATCAGCTAATGCAGTAAAAACAGTAGCAACACAGATTCAAAAGAAACTTCCTAAATTAAACAATGCTGGATTAAGTCTTGGTGGATTAGTCAATAAACTTATGCCGGGTGGAGGAAGAAGTGGAATGAACGCTCTTTCTAATCTTATAGGTAAAGCGAGAAACGGTGCCAGTAATCCATTAGGAGATATCACAAAAACACTATCTGGAACACCAGTAGGTCTTAAAATACCAGAAGGTCAGAAAATACCAAATTTAATCGAAGGGCTGAATACTGAAACAGGAGAAATTTCCTTTGATACTAACTTTAGTAAATTAGTTGATAAAGGAGTATTAACACCTAAAACTATTAAACCAATCAATGTTGTGGATATAGAAAGTTCGGCATCTGGTTTTACAGGATTTACTACTTCTGATTCATATGAGTTTAAAACAGTCGACAGCCCAGATGAATTACAACAAGAGTTAGAGAATTGTGACAGGAAAAAAAATGAAGGGCCTAATGCTATAACAACACTAGTAGTTGGATGGACATCAAAGTATGCAGGTCCACCTCCTCCTGTTGGTAACTTTGATGCTAGGTTTATACATGCGAAAAGTAAGAAAGCTGATATAGCTTTTTTAACAGCTGAACTTAGTTCTACCGGTGGCGATCCAACAGAAATATCAAAACAAGTTAATTCTACTTTAAGTAGTAAAGCTCGGTTATATGGAATACAAAGTCACTATATAATTAGAACTGATGGAACTGTGCAGAGAGGTAGACCTATTGACGAAATTAGAAATCCAGACTATGCTACTTTTACAAAATCAGGTGTACAATTAACATTAGTTGCTACTAAAGAAAAACCTGCAACACAGTTTCAAATAAATGCACTTGAAGTTTTTTTATTAATATTTTATGAAGTATTTCCGGGAGCTAACGTTTATGGTGATTACGAAATTAATCGTAGATATGAAGGTCCTGGCTTCGACTTAGATGTTTACAGAAAAAACTTTCAAAAAACTACAAACATAGATGATCCAACTGCCGTAACAGAAGGACCTAGTAAAAAAGAAAGCGCAGTTAAAAGACCTAATGAAATTGCAAAAAGTTCTCAGACCGCGTTTAATGCTAGCAGAAAATTTAGTTTTGACGCCATGTTGAAAGATTTTGAAAAAATAAATGAACTTGACGGTGAAAAAATAGCAACCGATATAGAAACAGCACAGACAGAAATTGATGCTGCGTTAAGTGATACACAACAAATTAATAGTGACATACAAGATAATTTTGAAAAAGCAAAAGCAAAAGCTGCCGGTTCGTTAGGTAAGTTGACCAGTGATGCAAACATAACAAACTTAAAAGGTCAAAAAGATATATTATCAGGAAAAATAGATGGATTAATAAAAGATGCCGCACCTTCTACAAGTGTAGGTGCAAATAAATTAGCATCAGGTATTAAAGCATTTACAAAATTTATAGGTGGATAATGAGTAGAATATACGAAAATTTAGATGAAGTTTTATCAGATGCAGAATTAAAATCTAATCAAGATCCGCTTGATGCAAGAACTGATCCTACTGGACAACATCCTAAGGTAGATTACTTTAACGCATCTGGTGTTAACAAATATGCTAGAGGTACTGAGCGTAAAAATATTTACACTGGTGGAAGCGTTGCGGATATCGACTTAGAACTAATAGAAGAGCCAGTATCAACTTACACTAACACTCAAGTAAAAGAAACACCATCTGGTCATATTATTGAATATGACGATACGCCTGGTGCTGAAAAAATAATGTTAAGACATAGAACAGGATCAGGTGTTGAGATGAAAGCGGACGGAACAGTAGTATATAGTTCGACCGCAAACACTGTAAGAGTAACTGCACATGATGAAAAAGTTATTGTTGATGGTGATGGCGAGTTACAGTACAATGGTAACTTAAAATTAAAAGTTACTGGTGATTTTGATTTAGAAGTTGGCGGTGATTTTAACGTTAATGTTGATGGTGACATTGACGAAAAAGTAAAGAGAGGAATAACAAGACGTATAGCTGGAAACATAGAATCAGAAGTTATAGGTAGTGTTTCAGAAACAGTTGTAGGCTCTTCAAGTAAATTAGTGTTTGGAGATAAAACAGAAATTACAAAAAGGAATTATAGTAATTTTATAGGTGGAGATGAAAACCATAATATTGGAGGTTCATTAACATTAACAACAGAAAATAATATTATTGTAAGCACACTTAATGCAAATATATCTGCATCATCATTATTAGTTCAAGGAGATAGTGGAACTATAGGAGGTCATGAAATAGTTTACTATGGTAAGACGGCTCATATACCGAGAGTTAATTCAACTTCAATACATGCTTCACAAGGTGTAATTGCTAGTGTTGGAATGACGGCTCCAACTTTTAATGGAAATTTATCAGGTAATGCTAGCACGGCAGGAACAGCAGGAACAGCAGCCGCAGGACCATCTGGTGGAAGTTCACAAGCTACTGTTTCTATTACAGAAGCAACTAATAAAACAACCGTTCAACCTAATACAACTAATATAACTACTTTTTTAAATAAATCTCCAATAGCAATACAACAAGTAGATATTGACGATGGCGACTTAATGAAAAACTCTGTTGACAAAACTGTCAAGTACGGAGGTGTTGCAAAAGTTGATTTAACTACAAGAGAAGTAAGATCTAAATTAAGAGATCCTAACAATTTAAATAACGAAACGTTTATTGGTTCATGTATCACCGATGGTGTACTATCACCAAACTTTGCATCTTTAGTTCCAAAGGTTACAGATAGATCAAATGGTAGTGAAAAGATACCTTCAACTGGAAGTAAACCAATCGGTAAATCACGAAATCAAAATAAAAAATATACTACGCAATCAAGTAAGTTTGTACGTGCGGATTTTTTTGTAGATCCTAAATATAATCCTGTTTTTCAAGACATCATAACTATGCGAACAAAACTTGCACCCGGTATTCCTATGGCAAAATTTTTATGTGGTATAGGTGATTCAGTAACTTTAACACATATATTAGACGATAATGAAAAATTAAGATTAGCTAAACAGTATGTTTTACATGCTCAAGCTATGAAGCTTATTAATAAAAGTTCAGGAAATTCACGGTTTTCTGAGTTTAGATTACAAGTTGTTGAAGGATTGTATAGATCAGAACCCGGAGAAACGCTTGACGTAAGTGATGGTATCAACTATTTAATGTCGAGAGGACAGACTGTAGTGTATGAAATAATTGGTAAAGATGGTGAAATATCACAAGATAGAACTTTTGAACTAGCAGTTTTCTGGAAAAACAATCTGCAATTTGAAAAACTAATATTAGATTATGATACTTACAATCCAGACAACACTTTAAATGCACAAATCATATTAACTATGCCTGAAATAACATCGCCATGGAGCGTAGTCTATAATAATAATGTTGAAACTCGTTTTAATAACAGCGTTCAAACAACAAATGAATTGATAGAAATACTTGCTTAACGTTATAAATAACTAAAAAGGATTTTTGATGCCACAAAAAGTTTTTTCTGTTGAAGATGGAAATTTAAATAGCGTTTCTGTTAATACAGCAAGAAGTAGATCTTATAAAGATATTGATCTTACTTTTGCTAATAGAGCGTCAGGTGATGTATTTAAAAAAACAGATGCTGGAGCAGTTAAACAAGCAGTAAGAAATCTACTACTAACTAATTTTAGTGAAAAACCTTTTCTGCCAAGATATGGTGGAGATTTAAATTCATTATTGTTTTCTTTAAATACTGAAATAGATGAAATAGGACTTGAAGAGCGCATTTTAGAAAGTATAGAAATTTTTGAGCCGAGAGCTGAAGTTCTTGGAATACAAATAAGAAGAAACGATGATAGTAATGAAATACTTGTCACAGTAAAATTTAAAGTTATAAGTATTAATGAAGTAGTAACAACACAAATTTCATTAACAAGGTTAAGATAATGGCTACAACAATTAGATCTACAGAATTAGACTTTGATACTATAAAAGCAAGACTAAAAGATTTTTTTAAACAACAAACAGAATTTTCTGATTATGATTTTGAAGCTTCAGGCATAAGTAATATCTTAGATGTTTTAGCTTATAATACCCATATAAATGGATTAAATGCTAACTTTGCTTTAAATGAATCTTTTATAAACACTGCACAACTAAGATCGTCAGTAGTTTCATTAGCAGAAGGTTTAGGTTATGTGCCTCGTTCTTTTACATCTTCTCAAGCGACTCTTAACTTATCATTATTAATTACTGCTAGTGGAAGACCTACTACAATCACTCTACCTCGAAACACACAATTTACTACATCTGTAGATGGTACATCTTTCACATTTCAAACGCGTGAAGTGTTTAATGCCACTGACGACGGAAGTGGAAATTATCAATTTTTAAATAGTAATGGTGGAACAGGAATACCTGTTTTCGAAGGAACCGAAAAAACAAAAACATTTTTTGTCGGAGAAAAATCAGACAATCAGGTTTATGTCATACCAGATTCAACTATTGATACATCAACAATAAGAGTAAGAGTATTTCCTACTGGAAGTAGTGCTGAATTCGAAACATATACTAATATATTAACAGCTTTAAGAATTTTAACAGATTCAAGATTTTACCAAATTAAAGAAGTTCCAAATGGTTTTTATGAAGTAATATTTGGTGATGGAACAGCTACTGGTAAAGCACCTGTATCTGGCAATAAGATTATAGTTGACTACTTATCAACACAAGGAAACATAGCAAATAGTGGTAGTACTTTTAGTGCAGTTGGCGTAATTGCAGTTAATGGTGTAAATTACAATTTAACAGTAGTTACTGAATCTGCATCTGCAGGTGGCGCATTAAAAGAGTCCATAGAATCTATAAGACAAAATGCTCCAATAGCTTTTACTTCTCAAAGAAGATTAGTTACTGCAGAAGATTATAAAGCACAGATACTTACTAATTTTAATAGTTTTTTAGATGACGTAACATCATTCGGTGGAGAAGACAATTCACCTAGACAATACGGAAAAGTTTTTGTCGGATTAAAATTTAAAGACAACATAACTTCTACTGTTCAACAAAGTGTTAAAGATCAAATAGTTAATGATTTAACAAGTAATTTATCTATGATGTCAATAGATACTTTATTTGTTGATCCAGAAACAATAAAATTAGAACTCATTACAAATTTTAATTTAGATCCTGATTTAACGAGTTCTACACCGCAATCAATTCAAGTTCAAGTTCAAAATGTAATAAATAATTTCTTTGATGTTAACTTAAAAAGATTTAATAAAGTTTTCAGAAGATCAAATTTACTTACACTCATAGATGCTATCGATCCTGCAATACTTAACAGTAGAATATCTATTAAAATGCAAAATAGTTTCATTCCAACTTTAAATCAATCGCTTGAATACAAGATTTCTTTTCCTGCAATTATTGCATCTCCAGATGATGAAAATTTTATAGTCAATACAACTAAATTTACTCTTAATAATCAAAGTTGTTTTATTAGAAATAGACTTAATTCTAACGTTTTACAAATCATAGCGGTAGATGGATCTATAGTATCTGATAATGCTGGTGATTATGTCGGTGCATCAGGTACAGTAACGATAAGAGGATTTAATCCTAGCGCCTTTGAGGGTTCATCAATTAATGTTTCTGTAACACCTGCTAACCAAAGTACTATAAGACCTTTAAGAAATTTTATTATTGATATTGATACAAATGCATCTGTTTCAGTTGCACTACTTGATTTACAAAATACAGCGAACGTACTATAATGTCTATCGATTTTACTAGCCAAAGAAGATTAAAAAACTTTCAAGTAAGAAAAGTTAAAGAATCATTACCAGAAATATTCACTAGTGATTTTCCAAAGCTTGTAACTTTTTTAGAAAAGTATTATAATTTTTTAGATTCAGCCGATGGCACACATGCGTTTGGTGATGATTCTAAACAGATATTTGCAAAGAAAGATATACATGAAACAAAAGCCGGTTTACTTGATAATCTAGTATCTGAACTTTCTGGAGGAATGCAATCTGGAGAAATTTTTGCCGATAAAAGATTTGCACTGACTAGATTAGCAGAACTACATAGAAGTAGCGGCAGTAGATTTAGTGCAGAAGAATTTTTTAGATTATTTTTTCAAGAAACTGCTGATATACATTATCCAAAAAAAGATATTTTTTTAGTCGGTGATTCAGCAAGTACAATAGGTGTTGATTCTGTTAAATTTATTCAAAACTATGAAAGATATCAATTATTCTCAATACTAATTAAAATCGGAGTTGGAACGAGTGTATGGCAAGAATTATACAAAAAGTTTATTCATCCAGCCGGTTTTTATTTTGAAGGTGAAGTAACTTTTGATGGTGAAGCGATTAATACTCTTTTAGCACCAACTGTAGTTTTAGATTCAGCAGTTGGCCCAACAATCGTGTCAGAGGCATTACTGCCAATAACAAGACAATTTACACAATTGACAACTTTATTAGATTCTGAAGGCGGAAACGTCAGAGTATCTGACATAAATAAATTAGTAAGTGATTATCAAAATCTTTCACTTGATTATCTAGATAATACATATCACACATTAAGACAGGTAATAACACCAAATTCATTTACATTTGATGATAGTGGTGGAAGAGACAGTGATGAAACTGCAACACCAGACTTTTCAAATACTCTAGAAACAATGGATAACGAAATATTCACAAGGTATGGAAGTGATTCATCTTTCTAGTATAAATAGAACTATTATTAGGATTTAGAATGGCAAGACAAAATATAAGCATAGGTTCTTCGGCAAACGACGGTACAGGTGATACCTTACGTAGTGCTGGTAATAAGATTAATCAAAACTTTCAAGAGGTTTATACACAACTTGGAGGTGATAGTTCGTCATTAAGTACACTCGTAAAATTACTTGATTCTTCAAGTACAGGTGTAGTTTTATTCGAAGGAACATCTGCAGATAGTCATGAAACAAAACTTATTGCTACTAATGCTACAGCAGATAGAACGATATCTCTACCAAATGCCACTGGAACTATTGTTTTACAAGATACTACTGATACATTAACAAATAAAACATTAACGTCACCAGTATTAACTACGCCACAAATAAACGATACAAGTGCTGATCATCAATATATTTTAAAACCCGGAGAACTGGCTGCAGATAGAAATATTAATTTACCAGTTTTATCTGATAGTGATACGATAGTATTTCTTGCAGCTACACAAACACTAACAAATAAGACTATAACTTCACCAAAAATTGGAACTGCAATAAATGATACAAATGGAAATGAAGTTGTAAAGATAACTGCCACAAGTAGTGCAGTAAATGAATTAACAATAGCAAATGGAGCCGGTACAACTGGACCAGCATTGTCTGCAACCGGTGGTGGAAGTAATTTAAATTTAATTTTAACGCCAAAAGGAACCGGTTCAGTAAGTTTAGCTAAAGCTGCATACGGTTCTTCAACAATTACAGCTAACGGTGCAGCATCAACCGCAGCAACTTTAATTATATGTAATAAATCTTCTGCGTTATCAGTTAGTTTAGCCAATGGCACAACGGCAGGTGAATTTAAAATTTTTACGAATAAAGGAAATGGATTAGCTACAGTAACACCAACAAGTTTCGCAAATGGAACATCATTCAGTTTAACAACTAATCATGCAACTCAATGTATTTGGGATGGTGCAAAATGGTTTATGCTTAACGGTGCTGATTCATCAGATAACGGTATAAGTATAACTTAAGGAATATAATATGCCAGCAATTATTACAAAACCACTAAAAAGAAAATTAAGTCAACTTATATTCGATGAGGTCAGGCTAGCATCTAATCGTTACTACATAGGTATTGGAAAATCTGAGCCATATGATTCAGCTGAAAACGTAACAACGCCTCTTGACACTATACGTGAAGAAAGAAATGCTCGAGCAGGATTACAATCATTAAAATCCACAGCAGATTGTTCATACGTTATACCAAGATATAATTGGTCTTCTGGCAGTATCTATCAAGCATTTGATGATAACTTTGCAACACAACCTGCTTCAAATAGCTATTATGTCTTAACCGAAGACAATCAGATTTATATGTGTTTACAACAATCTAAGAATTCTGCAGGAGTTGCACAAGCTTCTACTATTAAACCGACTGGAACAACTTCAAAAGTGTTTAAAACTTCAGATGGTTATGCATGGAAATACTTATATTCTTTAACTGCGTCTCGAGCAAATAAATTTTTATCTGCAAACTTTCTACCAGTAGAAAAAATACTTGATTCATCTAATGTTAATACATTAACAGGAACTGATACACTTTCTGCTTTAGAGATACTACAAGCAACTGTTCAAGATTCAGCAGTTCCTGGACAAATTTTAGGTTTAAAAGTTACGACTGGTGGAACTGGTTACACTTCAGCACCAAGCGTTGCATTTGAAGGCGATGGTAATGGAGCGGCTGCTACCGCATTTGTAAGCGGTGGTGCAGTTACAAAGATAGAATTAGATTCAAGTACTGACAGTGGATTAACTATGGGCAGAGGTTTTAACTTTGCCAGTGTAACAGTATCAGGCGGTGGCGGTAATGGTGCAGGTGCAAGAGTTATCTTAGGACCTGATAGTGGTATGGGTGCAGATCCTAGAAATGAATTATTATCATCATCGATAATGTTCAACGCTAAGCCTACTGGCATAGAAGATAGTAATTTTGTAGTAGATCAAGATTTCAGACAAGTAATGTTATTTAGAGATCCAAAGGTTGTAATTGATTCAGCATTAACGGCGGCTTCTGGTAAAGCTTTAAAATTTTTACAAGTGACTAGTGTATCAGATGCTGCATCATTTAATTTAGATACAACTATAACTGGCGGCACTACTACTGCAAAAGCGTTAGTTGATGAGATTGATAGCGATAGAGTATATTTTCATCAAACAGAAGCAACTGGTTTTAAAGCATTTCAAGAAGGTGAAACAATTAGCGGAGGCGGTAACAATGCAACATTAGTTGGAGCAGGTGTAGATGCAAACACTAAAGCTGATTCAGCTGATGATGTTGATTTACTATCTGGAGACTTAATATATATAGAAAATAGAGCTCCAGTAATACGTAATGCAACTCAAACTGAAGACATCAAAATTGTCATAACACTTTAGGATTAAATATGGTAAGTATATTAACAAGCACTACATTAAGTTCAACCTATAAAGATGATTTTGCAGATAGTGCAGGTTTTCATAGAATTTTATTTAACTCTGGCAGATCTCTTCAAGCTAGAGAATTAACTCAACTTCAATCGATTTTGCAAAAACAAATTGAAAGATTTGGTAATAATATATTTAAAGAAGGCGCAGTTGTAAAACCCGGTGGAACAAATTTAAATCAAAAATATGAATTTATAAAACTAAATACAACTACTAATGATTTACCACCTGACACTTCAACTATAGTCGGAAAAGATTTTACTGGGTCAACTTCTGGAATTATTGTTAAAGTTTTACAAGTTGTAGATGCTAGCAGTCCTGATCCAGCTACACTATATGTTCAGTATGTAAATACTGGCTCAACCGGCGGAGCTACCACAAGAAGATTAACTCCTGGCGAAAATATAGTAAATGGATCAACAATATTAACGGTTCAATCAACAAATACTACTACAGATCCTGCGGTAGGGGTTGGTGTGTTAGCAACTATATTATCTGGAATTTACTATGTACGTGGTCACTTTGTTTTTACAGAAGATTTAACAAAGATAATATCAAAATATTCAGATAATGTTACTACTAATATTGGATTTAAATCAAACGAACAAATTATAAACGCAACCGACAATATAAATTTATATGATAACCAAGGAGCAAATCCTAACTTAACTGCGCCAGGCGCAGATAGATTAAAAATATCACTATCGTTAGTAGAAGAATCTGAAGTAAATTCAGACGAAAACTTTATACATATTGCTACTGTTAAAAACGGTGTTATATACAACGCTATTGACACTAATAGTTCTTACAATATACCTAATGAAGTCATGGCAACTAGAATTAAAGAAAATTCTGGAGATTATATAGTAAAACCTTTTTTAATGGAGTTCACAAAAGATTCTGCAAATACACATTTATTATTAAATGTAAGTCCGGGTGTTGCAGTGTTAGATGGTTATAGAGCAGCAAGAAGTTTTCCAACTACATTAAGAATACAAAAGCCTACTGAAACAATTACTATAAACAATGAAGCTACACAAATTGATTTTGGAAATTACGTACTTGTAAATCAAAATGTTAACAGTAGTGCAAAAGGATTGCCTAACATAAACGTCTTTCAAAAATTAAATTTAAGAGACGCTACTAACCACGGTGGTAATACAATTGGTACTGCAAGAGTTAAATCAATAAATGAAGATGGCATTCAACTACGATTTTATCTTTTTGATATTCAAATGAATGCAGGAAGCGCATTTAGACAAATAAAAAGTATTGGTACATCAGGTACAAATTATTTTAATGTTTTGCTCGAAAGCAGTAAAGCTGTTCTAAAAGAAACAGATAATAATAAAAATTTATTTAAATTAGCACATTTAAGACCTAAAACTATTACTGATATATCTTATGCAGTTCAAAGAAGATTTGCAGTAACAGCGTCAGGCGCCGGAGTGGCAACTTTATCTGGTCTTAATGCCAATGAAACATTTACAAATACTGGTGATTGGATTATTGGAACAGACAGTGATATTTATCAACCAAGCACTTTAGTTACGGCGGCTACAACTACTTTAACTGGAAGTAATACTGGTGCTAATATATCAG